ATCGTGTGAATGCATTTGAAACTATTTTAACAGCGCAGGATAAAAAAGTTTTGGAAGCTATGTCAGAATACGCATCTGTTATTAATCCTGCTGGAGCGGACGCAGGTTCTGCTCTTGCCGGTGCACAAATTATTGGCGAGATGTTTACTTTAGACCCGAAGAAATTTATATCAGGTCTTGCACGATTGGGTTCACAGTCTCGTATTGCAAAGCTTCTTGCTAATGACGAATTTGTTAAGCTTGCTACAGGCACCGGTAAAAAAATGACCACTGCCGAAAAGTATCGCACAATGTTCTTTGGTAGTGGTTCTATGGGAAGTATTATTGCCAGAGTAGCTATGGAAGGTTCAGATGCACGAGATGTAAATGAACAAACAGAAGAAGCGTTTGGTGTGCAAAGTATGACACCTTTTGAACAACAATTAGAATTGTTTATGCAGAATCAACCATAAAAACACGGGGCGGGAAAGGTACACCACTGTACTCAATCACCGCCCCGCTAACACTACGCTTTTGTCCTTCTTCAGGCCGACTCACGTAGTAATTTTATCCAATGTCTATGACATCCATATTAGATACGCGCTGTACTAGCCCTCTGCTAGTATGGCGTATTTTTTGTGCTGTGCTTACAACAAACTCTGCACTCTCTTTACTAATTTTAAAATCATTACTTGCCAGCACAGGAATAGAATGCTGGTCAATAATATCATCTATTAGTTCATCCCAAGTGTATTCACTGAAAGATGTCTCAGCATCTCCACCTGATATAACTACGCCAATACCTTGCTTTGTCAGACTAAGGTGAACATCAAGTTCACTTAATACTGACAACGTTTTTATCGCTGACATCTGGTTCTTTCTTAAATGCTTTGATTACATCAGATGAGAATAGCTTCTGGATGTTAAGCAGATACATCTGAGAAGCGTAGTTATCCCCGCCCTTTACACTCTTCTTGTAGTCAAGGTTATCAATGATTTTCTTCAGCGATTCCACGGGAAACACCAAAGTAGCAAAGATGCCATCACCGATACAAAGGTTATGAAACCAGTAGTCTGCTTCCGTAGCAGAGATGCCACTAGGCTTACCATACGACTTGTATTCGATAGCGATATTGCCGGTACGTGCCCACATATCCCTCTCTGATTTCACCTCAATCTTTTTATCTTGAAGCATATCAGCGATAAGCTTTTCACGAACCTTGCCATACTGCAAGTCCAAGTCAAACTTCTTACGGTCATTAACTTCTGGTTCCAATTCCTTCATACTACTCTTCTTTCTTTTCTGGTTCTTTTAGGGACGCCATCAACATTTTAGAAAACATATCTTGTGCGGCGGATAGCTGGTCTAGGTCAAACTTAGCTGTAGCAATTTTTCTATTCACATCACGTAGCTGTTTGACTAGATATTGTTGACCGTCTTCAAGTTCAACAAAGTCATACTCTTTACCATCTATAGTAACCATCTGCTTTTCGTCTGACATATTATACCTCTTTAAGTCTAGACAAGTTTTCGAAATAGCACGAGTTGTACCCGCGCTGCCACTCTTTACCTCGGAAGGATGAAGTTGAATAGGGGTTAGACATTAAATGAAAGTGATTGTTTCGTTTCTCTGTCCTATAAAAGGCTTTGCGCCCTTCATGAAAAAACCTATCAACTGCAGAGTTGTTCGCCTTTTTACGGTTCATTGTTTACTCGTTATAATATTTATTCATTATATCAAGTCGGTCTTCGTGCTGTGCCATTTTATCCAACTCAGCTTGAACCGCCTCCATGATATCTGAATGCTCCCCAATACCTGTAGGATTATTCAGGTAGGCTTCTATGTTCATCTGATGAAGCTGTACATTTGCTTCAGCGTGATGCTTAAGAACTTGTATCATTTCCTTACGCATACGTCAACTCCCTACGCGCTAATGTCTACGATTTCACAGCTGTCAGCAGAGCAAGCAAGTGTCTGCATCCCTGTTGTGTTGTCGTCTTGCTCGTACTCAGCTAAGCCTTTCCAATCAATGTCCAGTGGCATCTTGCTCAGGAACTCATTGTATGTATCTTCATCACACTCTTGATACGGGGCTTGCTCGTATACGTGCTCAGAGCGTGGCAAGAATGACAGCCCAGAGGCAATGTCAAAGTTCTTATAAATCCAGCCGCCCACCTCAAGCCACTCGTCGTTGGACACGGAGATTGTGACTGATGGCTTGTGCTCTGACCAGTACATAGCGTACTTCTTCCAGAACTCAAGTTGCTCAATCGCTGACATGTCATTACGAGTGATGCAGTTAGCAGGGGCTTTAATGGGGAAACTGAACACGGCATTGGCCTTGCTCCAAGCATCATCTTCCCACGGGATGCCGCCATCCATCATAAACTGTGTGAGAGGGTCTTTCTTATCGCCCCTTACTGTACGGATGTAGTGCTTGCTGTGCCGTGCATGAATACCTGAGGCAGAGTCCGTAAGCTGTGAAACAGTGCCAGAAGGCTTAACACAAGTGATGGCAGCAGACTGCGGAATACCAATTTCCTTAGCCAGCTCCTCATTAGTCTGCACTGCAACTTGCTTAAGTTCTTGCAGGGTGGTGCTTATGTTGCCGCCATACACAGAGTCAGTACCATTAAGAATACTGTTGTCCATGATGCCAGTCATAGATACGCCTAACAAACGCTCTTCTTCCGTATTCTTTTGCCAGATACGGCGTAGGTATGGGAAGTTGGTCATGGTGGATTGCCAAGTACCAATAATAGTAGCGATACGCACCTTTTTCTGTAGCTGTTTCACCGTATCAGTGCCGCGTACAATAATTTCTGACAGATTACAGAACTGGTACGGACGCAGAATAATCTCACTACAAGGGTTCGTGCCAAAAGCATAGTCAGCTTCACGCCGGCCATTCTCTGCGGCTTTCCTCTGTGCCGCACCACGGTAGAACATACCTCGCTCACCGGTGCCAGACTGCGCAAGCGAAATCCACTCCCGCATAAATGTCTGCATATCAGGTTTTTCTGTGTACGCAACAGAGTTATTAGCCATCTGCCTATGCGGGTCAGTATCGTAAAAGGCGCCGACTTTAGCATGCCGCATTCTATCGTCAGACAGGTTAGATAGGCTAATCATTGCAGAGCGGCGTACACCACCGGACACAACTACCTCACCAACCTTACACATAATATCATGACATTCTAAGCTAGACAGCCTACGCCCCGCCGCATTTTTAAATGTATCAACACAAAAACGAAACAAATCATCCAAGGGTGCCGGACCAGATGCCCGACCACCGAATGTCTTTAACTTAGAACCCGCAGGACGGACTTTGCTCATATCCCATGTAGGAATCTCGCCTGTCCACAGTAAAGCTAGTAGCTTACGGAATGCTTTCGCCCATCCCTCCTTGCTATCACTAACAACGATAATTTCCTTTGCATCGAACATAAGTTCTGGAATTTCGGGTAGTTTGGATATGTATTGCCGCTCCACAGAGAAGCCTACACCGGTGCCACACATAAGCACGTACATAGCCTCGTCAAATGCCTTAGCATCATCCACGGGCAGGTATGAGCAGTTATACCCCGCTGTGTTGTCGCGCTCAAGGGCTTTACCCGCTGTCATCATAGCTCGCATGGACGGCATTACGTCCTGATGCAGGATGGCGTTCTTTACTTCTTCATACGTATCATCAGGGATTGTGTACCCCTGATTTTTCTGTAGATTTTCTTTCATGTAAGACATGTAACGTGACACAGTTTCATGCCACTCTTCGCGCCTACCCTCTTCCGGTAGCCATCGTGCATACCGAGACTTGTGAATGAATTGTTGATAATAGGTAGGCAAAGTTACGTTACTCATAGTGTGTCCTCACTTGGATTCTTTTCGGATTAATTCCCTCAACGTCATAAAACAAATCGTCAAGGTACTCTTTTACGGAATCAGATACTTCGTCAATGTCTACATTGAATTCGTCTAAATCTATTTCTGCGGCGACTACAATGTTAGCCCTTATTTTCCTTGTTGCCATTTTCCATTATACCAATCAGGCGGTCTAGGTACCACCTAGCCTTCTGCAAGTCCTCTACGGGCTTGCCCTTGTAACGATAGCGCCACAAGTATTTGATAATATTACCTTGTAGATAATACTGATATCCTTCATCCGTAGCTGCTTCGATAGCGTGGATGCACTCCACCCCCTGCTTATTGTAGTGCGGGGGGTGGTTTACTTCATCCACATTCTCTGCGGCTTTCTTCATGTATTCTTCGTGTCTCACGCCAAACTCCTAGTCGCAAGATGAAAGACGATTCATGTACGCGACATACTTATCGTCTTCCTGTGTGGTTGTTATTAGTCGTGTATCGTAACCTACGTAAGGATACTGATTTTGATATTCTGCGACTGCTTTCTGAAGTTCTTCAGAGGTGTCAGCTTCTATTCTGTATCTAACATTTCTTGGCATTTTCTACAACCTTTATTGATTCAGCTATTTGTTGTGCTATTTGGGGGACGATGGCATTGCCTAGTCCTTTAATTCGGTCCACCCTGCCGGATACCCCATGAGCCACTCTACCCACGTTGGGTTCAGTTGTCCACCATTCTTGGTTGGGTTGTCTGTGTATTGCACTGCTACATCCAGCGTGTCCATTGACACCTTGCCGTTCCGTATCCTGCCGCCCTGATACCCACCCTTGTGGTCTCTGGTCGTCGGCGTCGGCCACATCCGAACCTGGTCCGCTAAGTTCGCCCCGAACTTCAAGTCGGGATTCGTCTTGCTCACTCTGCGTCCCTGCTCGTCCAGTTGCCTCGGACCCCCCGTCACATCCGTCGTCCGTGGTGTAGCCCACATCTGAGGTTCTTGTGCTTTCTTCCACGCCTGAACCGTCTCTGGGTCTACCTGCTCCCGCAGATTCGAAAGATGCTTGCGCCCCTTGCGTCCCTCTGTCGCCAACTTCTTCAGTGCTTCCGGCGACCTCTGTGGCAGATGGTCCATTGTGTTCGGTGTGGCCCACAATCCAGACTCTGTTTCTTCTATGGGGTGCGCCGATGGCAACAGCTGGAACAACAAATGTCCTTGTGGTGTACCCTTCGGCTGCCAAGTCAGTGAGCACCGCGTCGAGTCCCAAGCTGATGTGACCATAAACGTTTTCGAAAACAACCCAAGAGGGTCTTTTGGATGCAACAATTTTGCGGATGTACGGCCAGATGTGGCGTGGGTCTTCTTCACCCTGCCTTTTACCTGCTTGACTGAAGGGCTGACAGGGGTATCCAGCTGTGATGATGTCACAGTCTGGAACAAGTCTTTCTGGGTCATTTGCTAGTTCCTTTACATCTGATTTAACAGGTACATTCGACCAGTGTTGTTGTAGTATGTCCCGACACCATTTTTCAATGTCGCAGAACAGTACAGGGGTTGAGAGTCCGGCCCACTCAAATCCAAGAGCAAAGCCGCCGATACCGCTACACAAGTCTACGTGTTTCACGCAAATCTCCTTAATGGTGAGTAATTATGACTTCTTCTTCGTCGTCTCCATAGCTTTCCTCGCCAAGTTCAAGCAAGGATTGTACATCTTGAGTGGCGGCATACGCCATACCTCTCGTTAGTAGCGCATAGAATACCACATCCTCTTCGCTAATCCTATCGTCAGGATGGTGATATATCTCTATGCCAAACCCTGCGTTGTCTCCGTGCTCATGCCTAATGATAAGTGCGGAGTCACCAGGTTTTAGGCTGAGTTCGTTTTCTTCTGACATGTAGCTACCTTTATAAAATGCTCTGCGTCTACGACAACTAGAGGCTTCTTGTGATTCATTTTAACAATTAACAACGGTTCTCCACCAGAGTCGTGGCTAATGGCCTGTTCGTAATAATTATAGAGCGTTGTCATACGCTCCGTATTCTTGCATTCTATATCATAGGGGAATTGATTGTAAGCCGCCGTAGACAGCTGTACATCGACGCCATTGACGCCCATAGGGGTTGACCTCACGTCAAGCGAAGTCAACCTCTTAAGTGTTTTCAAAAGCTGTTCAGCTACCCAATTCTGTAGCTTCCTGCCCTTTGCCTTCGCTGACCTCGGAGACATCCGTTTTTTCGATACGGACTTCTGCAATTTTGTTTGCTGCGAAGGCACAGATTTGGCTTTCACAGTAGAGCGTCGGGAAGGGGATGCCTTCTTTGAGTTCCGTGATGAAGTCGTAGGCTTCCGCTTCACTTGTCTTGAAGAATTTGACAGACGGCTCGCCATCAGGTGTCCGATACTGTATTGTCAGCGTCACGCCACTCATCTGTGATGTGGGTGTACCAGACGAACTTGGGGTTCTTTCCTTTGCTTGGGAGCTGTCGTCTGAATTCAAGGTTCTTCCAGCAATGTTTTTTGTAGTCGCACCATGAGCACTCAATCCCCAATACCCTATTTCCGGTTTCCTTCTTATAGAATACCTCAGGGGCGTCGGTAAATTCGCGTCTAAATGGTTTAGAAATGTCCACGGATTCAATCGACTTACGTATCGTGGCATCTACGTTCTCCTTCTCTTCTTTGTTGTCTATCGCATCAGCGAAAGCAATCTGTCCGGTGGATTTATTAAGCGCAATCCATCCTTTAAAGGGCTTTCCTGCTGCTACACCATAGCCCTGTCCTTGGGCTATATAACCGAATGAGTCGTTAGCCTTTATCTTTTCGTACGCATTATCTGCATTAAATTTATGCTCAAAAGCAAAAGGTGACGCAGTTTTGATATCATAGATTCCGTCATCTAGTTCGATATCGTACTCGCCATTAATTGTAGTGCCATTAACATCATAAGACACTTTTCCATGCTTGGACTTTATCTCTATCCCTGCGGCTTCCATGATACTGATGAGTGCGGCTTCCATAAGGTCGCCCATAATCATCCGCATCTTAAAGTCATACGTAGGCGCCTCAGGCTCCAGCCCCTTAGCTTGGAGATGAAGTTGACAGGCTGGTCGGCCTATATTGCTCATCCGTAAGGTAAAGTCACGGTTACGCTCGGAAAATTGCTTTTCCATAGCATCTCGTGCAGATTGCGCAAACCTATCAAGGGTGCGGGGAGACATTTCTGCCTCCCCACGAGCCGCCTTTGAAAGGAACGAAAGAAGACGGCTCTGTTTTGTATTCATGATGCCATAGACTCAGGCAAGTCATCATTGAATAAGTCGTCCGCATTAACTGGCGCGGATTCGACATCAACTATATTGCCTTTGACAACAAGCGCGGCGTCATAGTCTTTCATGACACGCTTATTTTCATTGTCAATATAGTCGTTAAAGTCTTGTAACAGCACTTGGTCTGCCTCAGTGAAGTCGAGAGGACCATCACCAACTTCAAAGTCAGCCACATAATATACAAGACCACCATTCTTCATCTTCGTCAACGAAGCATTGAGACTATAGAAGATGAACGGCTTTTTCTGCGCAGAAAGCGCATCAAGGGGCTTTGAGATAGGCATGAAGTTTGACCCTCGCGCCCTCCAAAGCACCGGTACGTCAGCAACCTCTACAGATTCACCGGCAGAATTGACGGCATCGTTAAAGGTGACTTTACCAAAAAGCATACGGAAACACTTAATATCCTTCTGCTTCAGGGCTTCGTCAGCTGACAGGTTATCCCGCTGACTTGCGGGAACTGAACCACAGCGCATACCGCCGATGTTGTCGGGGATTTCTGTCTGTGGATAAAGATTATTCGCCATAACGGATTTAGAAACCATCTCGTTTTCGGCTTGGTCGTAGTGAAGATACTGGTACCGTTGCATAAACAACTGCAACTTCATGGTCTTTGCATAGACAAAGCCAGTATCCGTATTAACCGAGAAAGAACCCGCAGGGATTGCATTCCCATTGTCGTCCTCGTGGTCACGGTTAATCTTAAGCATTGTGAGGGCATTGCTGTTACCAGCAGATTCCTCTTGCCCAATCATCTGGGCAATCTGTTCAAATGATAACGTATTTGAAACGGTAGGTAATGAAGTCATTAACCTCTCCTTCTGAGTTGAGTAGAGTTTATATCATACAGCTTGTTCATAGTCAAATGAAAAGTCTGCCATGTCAAGCCAATTCTTGCCTATTTCAACATCGACCTCCAAAGGCACCAGCCACTTGGTGTTGTATAATTCCTCAAACACCTTGGTAACGCCGGTCATAGCATCATAGGTTATCCGTGCCACTTGTTCTTCTTCGCCAGGAAATACATCCAAGACTATCGAGTCGTGTACAGTATTGATAACAAGAGATTTACAGCGATGATGTTTAAGTGCATCGTGCAACGAAAGCAACGCCAGCGGCACCAAGCAACCCCCTGCCATACCTTGTACAGGGTAGTTCTTGATGGAGGGCGCGTTGGATGCATTGCCAGAAGCAAGGCGTTTAGTATCTGGAAAAGCAAATTGCTGACCAGTGAGCAGAGCAACACTATTATACGAAATAGCCTCAGTTTGCAAATCCGCATGCCAT